CTTAACCTACCAAAGAAACAAGTGAACGCCATACTGGTAGCACTTGACGCAGAGATTGAGATGCAGTTGGGTGGCAGACCTGTTGATTGGGAATCATTCCCAGAGGTAGCCGCATTGATGATGGCATACTACACAACACGTTGTAAATTTGAAGAGGATGATTGTAATGAATAGTAATGAAATCAAAGGGATACGGTTATCCCAAGCAGTCAAGTGGAGTGGGCAGGATATCTTTGAGGTAGCGTCTGCTGCCTTTGAGGATGCCAACTACCACAGTTTCAACGAGGTATTTACCGCAGCATGGAATGAGTTCCAGAAGGAGTATAACAATGGCTAAAAAACTAGAGAACATGACACAAGATGAACGCATAGAGTATTGGGCAGCGAAGCGTGAAAAGGAACGTATCCAACGCCGTGACCGTATAGCCAAGCTGTCTCTTGACCAGAGGGTTGCTGTCATCAATGTTTATCAGATGCTAGATGAGATGCTAGACACTGCCATGTACCCTGACATGGGTGGTATCAAAGCTATTACTGCCTATGACCTGCAGGAATTAGCAGATGCAAAGGACAGGCTGCGCCATGAGTTTAACTTTGATGTACGTGAACACGGTTGACATTTGTTAGAATATAATATATAACACAGTATCAATTAACGATAGGAGAATTATTATGCTAGAATATATCCCAGAACACCTCGACTTTAGTGTTGAGTTTGAGCCGACTAAAGTTGATGACAAAAAGTATGTTATCAATAGTAACACAGGTGACTATATTGGTATCGTAGGCAATGGCTTTACGTGTGCTAATCATGGTGACTTCTTCCGCAATGTCATGGACACGACTACTGAAACACTGTCTGAACATGACATGGAAGGTGCAGAAATTAAGTGGCGTAGCGCACATAAAGATGGTTGGGCTATGATGGATATGACCTTGCCTAACGTGAAAGCTAAGATTACTACTGACAAGCATGAGACTACGTTGATGAAGCGTATTATTGCTTTGCATGGTGTCAATGGCACGTGTTCTAACACCACTATCTTTGGTGCTATCGACTTCTTCTGTCTCAATGGGCAGATCACAGGCGATCACAGTAAAGTGATGCGTAAGAATACCAGTAACTTTAGCCTCGACAGGTTCATTACTGAACTGCACAGGTCACAACAGGACTTCACTGCACAGGCAGAACAGATGCAACGATGGGCTAACACTAGCCTTATGCACGTTGATGTTAAGGCTATGCTTGAAGGTATAATGAAGTCAGATCGTAAGTCAGAGAAGATGTATGGCTTATACAATCAGGAAGTGGCTACACGTGGACGCAATCTGTGGGCATTGTACTCTGCCTTTACTAACTATGCAACGTATGCAGATGAACGTAACGGCTTTGCTCTACGCAATACTGGTAGTGACACACAGTCTAAGTCTCTGTTCATGCGTGAAGTTGAGGTAGCTAACTGGATCAAGTCACCACAGTTCACTGCTATTGCAGCCTGATGCAGTATAACCTCTTTGGTGAGGATGACTACGATGTTGAATTGGGTGATGAAACAAGGATATGTATTAAATGTGAGAGAGAACTTGACTTGGTTCTCTTTCCCATTGATGCCTACCACGCCAACGGAGATGTCAGGCGTAGGCCAGAATGCGTTGACTGTAGAAAATCAGCGCAGAAACAGACAAGAATATTACGAAAGTCTGCACCGCCTGTACCAGAGAATCATCACTGCCCTATCTGTCTTAGAGATAAGGACGGTATCAAGGGTACTAATCACCCAAGCCATAATTCTTGGTGTCTTGACCACTCACATAGTACAGGAAATTTCAGAGGGTGGATATGTCATCAGTGTAATAGAATGTTAGGCATAGCTAAAGATAACAGTGACCTACTCAAACGTGCTATAATTTATTTGGAAGGAAAAGAAAATGAAGTTGAAAAAGATAACTGAAGAATACTATTTATCCCACGATTTCAAGAACTTGCGGGATGAAACTAAAGCACACTATAAGTATTGTTTGGGTAATGTTATGACTACATCTATTGATGATATAATTCTTGGCGAGGTGGATGTCAGTCAGGTGTCCACTAAGCAAGCCAAGTTAGCCTATGACTTATGGTGTGATCGTGGTATATCATTTGCTAATCACATCATGGCTACTGCTAGAATGGTGTTTAACTATGCTGTAAGAATGGAACACTGTAACATCAATCCTTTCACTACGGTACGTAGGAGAGCCACACAGCCCCGTAAGGTGGTATGGACGAAGGGGGATGTCAGAAAACTGCTAGACGCTGCGTACAGCGATTTTAGCACCCGTAACATAGGTTTGATTGCTCACATGGCATACGAATGGTGTCAGCGAGTAGGCGATATGAGGATGCTGACATGGGATGCAATAGACTTTGAAAAGAAACGTGTGGTTATACAACAATCTAAACGAAATGCACAGGTTGAATTGCCGATTGATGATGACTTACTTGATATGCTTATACAACAAGAGCAGGACTTTGGCTTTCAACAGTATGTAGCACCTAGACCAGTATCATATAGAGGTGTATACGAGCCATACTCTATGTATAAATTACCTTTACACGCACGTAAGCTGATGGATGATGCAGGTTTGTCAAAAGATTTACGTCTGTCTGATCTAAGGCGTACAGGTGTAACAGAAATGGTTGATGCAGAAGTGGGAATAGGACAAATTATGTCGGTTACAGGACACGCTAACCCACAATCTGTAAAACCGTATCTAAAAAATACTTACGTCAGTGCAAATAATGCCTTGACAGCACGTAAGAACTCGTGATATAAGCATTCAACTGCCGCAAAGGAAAGTGATATTACATGAATAATATATATAACATAGTAAGTGATTTAGGTCTTAGTAATGGTGAGACTAAAAGAATGAACTGTCCTAACTGTAAGGGATATAAAACATTTACAGCTACTAACAATATGGGTAGTCTTGTATGGAATTGTTACAAGGTATCATGTTCTGTATCAGGTAGCACACGTGTTCATCTATCTATAGATGACATAAAAGCTGGCTTTGCTGGCAGTAAGGAGTTCGCAGTGGATACGTTTGAACTACCAACATACATAGTACCACACCGTGACAATTTACACATGAACAGATGGTGTGATACATGGGAACTTGATAAAGATAAATTAGGTTTGATGTATGATGTAAAGGAGAGCCGTGTTGTGTTCCCTGTCATGCACGATGGAAAGATTGTAGATGCTACAGGCAGGTCATTATCTAAGCACCGCCTACCTAAATGGAAAAGATATGGAAAAAGTGGCTTGCCTTATACTTCTGGTTGTGGTAAAGTCGCAATAGTTGTTGAGGACTGTGTAAGTGCAGCCGTTGTTGGTTACGGTAACTTTGTCGGGGTTGCGCTTCTTGGAACATCTCTGCAAGAATCGCATAAAAGGTATCTTGCACAGTTCTCGACAGCAGTCATAGCATTAGACCCCGATGCTTTACCAAAGACTTTAGCTATGGCAAAAGAATTACGTGGACACGTAAACGATGTTCGTGTACTACGTTTAATAGATGACTTAAAATATCGTAACCCGACAGATATGGAGAATGTAAATGGAATTAGCACTAATTAGAAGTTTAATGGACAAAGAGTTTTATGAGGATCATCGTGGCTCTCGCTGTCCTGACAGGTTGTTTAGTTCAGACGTGCGTAAGATCAAGAAATCTATTGACGCAGCTATGGACAGGTATGAACGTACTGTAACGCCTGATGAGATTGAAGCCTTGTTCATGGCTAATAATCCCACGCTGACTACAGCGCAGAAAGCATCATACACCAGCCTCTTTGGTCAGATCAAAAGAGAGCAGCCTATGGGTAGTGATGTAGCACAAGAGGTGTTATCTAAACTGTTCCAGCAAGTTATTGGCGAAGACATTGCTAACTTAGGTTTTGACTACGTGAATGGTGACAAGTCTAGTCTTGAGCCACTACGTCAAATGCTTGAGCAGTATGGTGATGACTTTACACCTAATCTAAATATTGAATGGGATGATATAGAGTTGGAGACATTGCTTGCACGTAATGATCTTGAGGCACGATGGACATTCAACATACCTAGTTTGGTACGTAAGGTAGAAGGTGTTAATGCTGGTCACTTAATTGAGATTGGTGCTAGACCCAACACAGGTAAGACATCCTTTCATGCCAGCTTAATTGCTAGTCCGGGCGGCTTTGCCCATCAAGGTGCTAACTGTATTATCTTATGTAATGAAGAAGGTTATCATCGTGTAGGTGCAAGATATTTGACTGCAGCTACAGGCATGACTATGCAAGAGGTAAAGGCTAATCCAAGTAAGGCACGTGACTTGTATGCACCAGTGAAGGAACGTATCAAGATAAAGGATGCTACAGGACGTGACATGAATTGGGTTGAGAGTGTGTGCAAGGCATACAAGCCAGATATAGTTCTATTGGATATGGGTGATAAGTTTGCTAAGACAGGTGGCTTTGCAAGACTAGATGAAGCACTAAAGGCTAACGCAGTTCATGCTCGTATGATTGCCAAGCAGTATGAATGTGCAATGTTCTATATGTCTCAGCTATCTGCAGAAGCAGAAGGTAAGGTTATACTTAATCAATCTATGATGGAAGGCTCACGTACAGGTAAGGCTGCTGAAGCTGACTTGATGATACTGATAGCTAAGAACCCACCAGTACAAGGACAGGATGAAGAAGATATTGAACGCCACCTCAATGTAGTTAAAAATAAGTTGACAGGCTGGCATGGTAGTGTACACTGTCAATTGGAATATCAGACAGCGAGGTACACAGCATGAAGCTAACACTAGACGTAGAAAATACAGTAACGCATCGTGACGGTAAGATGCACCTAGACCCATTTGAGCCTACAAACTCATTGACTATGGTGGGTGTACTTACAGATCAAGGTGTGGAGCAGCACTTCCCATTTGACCACGAAGAGCATATCAGTGGACGTGACTATAGTGATCGTGTGCAATGGTTTTTAGATAATGCTACTGTATTAATATGCCACAACGCAGCATATGATTTGCTATGGCTATGGGAGTCAGGTTTCAAGTATGATGGGCCTGTGTTTGATACTATGCTTGCTGAATACGTATTGCAGCGTGGCGTTAAAGAGCCACTATCTTTACAGGCTTGTGCAGAACGCTACGAGTTGGATACTAAGAAGCAAGATACCTTGAAAGAGTATTTCAAGAAAGGTTATAGCACACGTGACATTCCACTAGATGAGTTGACTGAATATCTATCTGCTGATCTTCACGCTACACAACAGCTTGCAGATAAGTTGTGGTATCGTCTTAATACACCAGCAGATTCTGGTCTGTTGTCTACTGTTAGACTTACAAACAGAGTTGCTAAGTGCCTGACTAAGATATATCAGACAGGATTTTCTGTTGACTTGACAAAATTAGATGAAGTGCGTGATGAGTTTGAAGCAGAAAAGTTACAGCTTACTACCGACTTACAGGCTCATGTACGTAAGGTCATGGGAGATACGCCTATCAACCTCAACAGTCCAGAGCAATTGTCGTGGGTTATCTATGGTCGCAAGGTTCTTGATAAGAGTGATTGGGCATCTATGGTTGATCCTTATATGCCAGATGATGAATTTAGACAGATGGTTGCTACACGTACACAAAGATTGTACAGGACTAATGCAGTACAGTGTTCCACATGCAACGGCAGTGGTTATATACGTAAGACTAAGAAGAATGGTGATCCATTTGCAAAGCCTAGTAAGTGTCCTACCTGTGATACTGCTGGTTTCTTGTTCAATCCTACTGATATACAGGCTGGCTTTAAGTTCAAGCCACCCACATCTAAGTGGGCTAGTGCTAATGGCTTTACTACCAGTAAGGGCAACCTTGAGTTACTTGAGGCAGGTGCTAAGTCTAAAGGTATGGACGATGCAGTAGACTTCTTGTCTAAGGTAAGAAGGTTATCAGCTATTGATACATACCTGTCATCATTTGTTGATGGCATAAAGACGCACACTAAAGAAGATGGTAGACTACATGTTAGTTTACTACAGCATCGTACAGCGACAGGTAGACTGTCAGGTGCTAATCCTAATATGCAGAATATGCCACGGGGCGGCACGTTTCCTGTTAAGAAAGTATTTGTGTCCCGATTTGAAGGTGGCAAGATACTTGAGGCTGACTTTGCGCAGCTAGAGTTTCGTGCTGCTGCTTATTTATCACAGGACGAGGTAGCAATTGAAGAAGTATCTACTGGATTTGATGTACACGCATACACCGCTAAAGTTATTAGTGATGCTGGTCAGCCTACGAGTAGGCAGGATGCAAAAGCGCATACGTTTGCTCCACTCTACGGCGCAACAGGATTCGGCAGAACGAAAGCAGAAGCAGCATACTACGAACACTTTACCGAAAAGTACAAAGGGGTCGCGGCTTGGCATTCCAGACTGGCTAAAGAGGCTTTGACTACATCTAAAATAGTTGCACCATCAGGACGTGAGTATGCCTTTCCTGATGTTGAAAGACGGGCTAGTGGTAGAGTGTCACACTTTACACAGATAAAGAATTACCCTGTACAGGGATTTGCTACAGGAGATATTGTACCGCTGTGTTTATTGCACATAGAATATCTTTTGCGAGGTAAAAATTCTTGTATAGTAAATACAGTTCACGACAGTATCGTAATTGACGTGCATCCTGATGAAGAAACTGAGGTAATCAGTATCATAGAAGGTACTAATAAGGAACTACTTGATATAATTAATACTAGATGGGCAATAAATTTTAATGTTCCTCTACTTTTAGAAGCAAAAATAGGTCCGAATTGGCTTGACACTAAAGACGTGGCGTGATATAACTATGGCTCATTCGCAGAAAACAAAGGAGAAATGTATGACACAATTAATGACAATAGACACAAACAATTATGCAGCTATGGCAAAGGCTATGGGTACTGCAAACGAGACTACAGGATCATCTAAGTCCAGTCAGTTAGCTAGACTACGCATTCATCACTCACCCATCATGGGTACTGCTGAAGTTAATGGTAAGAATGTTAATGTAGAAGTAATTGAGGGTGGAGCATACAAGCTAGAGATTCCAGATGGCCCGACTTACTATGCCTCTGGTATTAAGATGCGTCCATTCCTACAACGCTTCATGTATAAGCGTTACGTTATGGGTGATGCTAAGTCTCCTAACCGTTTTATCAAGAGTTTGATGACGGATGACAGTAAGATGGAATCTGATCTGAAAGATAATGATGGTGGCTTTAACTGTGGTAAACCTGCAGGTTACATCAAAGACTTCAAGGCTTTGCCTGAGAAGATGCAGGAGTTGATTAAGCAGATCAAACGTGTACGTGTTGTACAGGGTGTTGTTGAGTTAATTAATCCTACAGATGATAGAGGAGAGAAAGTAGATGTGGAGCCTACTCCATTTATTTGGGAGATTGATAACCGTGATGCTTTCAAAGAGATTGGAAACAGCTTTGCTTCACTGGCTAAGATGCAGCGGTTGCCACCTCAACACATCATTACTGCTAATACAGCAGAACGCAAGATACCAACTGGCGCATCGTACTACGTGCCTGTGGCATCACTTGATGTATCTAATACTATTGATCTGACTGAAGAAGATCAGGTTTTGTTTGGAGATTTCATGGCTTGGATTGACAACTACAATAGTTACATCATCAACCAGTGGGCAGAGAAAGCTAACTCACGTATGGAAGAAGATGACATTGATGTAGTTGATGGTCTGGTAGATATTGAGTTAGACGATGAGGATGTAGCTTAATGAACCATCCTGCTGAACTAGCATTGCATCAGTACATGGAGAATGCTGTCAAAGGTGATAGCACTATCTCTGACGATACCATTCAGCAAGTAGCTAATGATGTTGCTGATGCAATGCGTAGACAGTTTGGTAGTGGTAAGAAGAGGGGCGATTTTAGAATACGTATGTCTAATGTAGGTCGTCCCACTTGCCAACTCTGGTATGAGAAGAATAAACCAGAGGCAGCATTACCATTTCCAAATACATTTATGATGAACATGATGCTTGGAGACATCGTTGAAGCTGTCTTCAAGGGAGTGCTTAAAGAAGCGGGGATTAAATATGAAGATAGTGAAAAGGTTAGCCTTGACTGTGGGAACACTACTGTTAATGGCTCATATGATATTGTCATTAACGATGCTGTCGATGATATTAAATCAGCTTCAGACTGGTCATATAGAAACAAATTTGAATCCTATGATACTCTTGCCAGTGGAGATGGATTTGGGTACATAGGACAGTTAGCTGGCTACGCTAAAGCCGCTGGTAAAAAAGTAGGTGGTTGGTGGGTAGTTAATAAAGCTAATGGTTCGTTTAAGTATGTACCAGCTACAGGTCTTGACCTTGATACAGAGGTTAAGAAAATTAATGATACAGTAAAAACAGTAGAGGAGAATAAATTTGAAAAGTGTTTTCAACCAATACCAGAAAAGTTTAGAGGAAAGGAAACAGGTAATAAAGTACTTAATCCTAGTTGCAAGTTTTGCTCTTATAGGTTTGATTGTTGGAGTGATCTAACGGAGAGAGCAGCAGTAAAGTCACAGGCTAAGAATCCACCTATAACTTCTTATATAGGAGATGTAATTGCTGCATAAAGCTAAGAGAGCAGCAATAAAACATGGGTATCGCAGTGGGCTAGAACATACAGTTTCAATCTACTTGAAGGAACGTAATCACAAGTTCATGTATGAGGAGATAAAGATTGAATGGGAAGACCTAGCCTACCGTACCTATACACCAGACTTTATTCTTGATAATGGTATTATTATTGAGACTAAAGGTAGGTTTACTGCTGCAGATAGACGTAAACATAAGGCAATAAAAAAGCAACATCCTAAACTTGACATTCGCTTTGTATTCACTAATAGTAGATGCAAGTTAAATAAAGGTGCTAAATCTTCTTACGCTGATTGGTGTATTAAACATGGTTTTCGTTACTATGACAGAATCATACCAGAGGATTGGTTAAAAGAAAAAGGTAAGAATAGGCATAGTAAGTTTATTAAGTTTAATGGGACTAAGGTAAAAAGGAGATAAAGCTATGGACATAGAAAGAATTAAAGAGAATATAAATGACGAGGACTTTATTATACGAATAAGACCATTTGCTGATGATGATGGTAAGTGGACAGGAGAAGTTGATATATCCGTTATGGCTTTCCCTGATAATCCTGTTGATGAAGATGATTACGATCAGATAATGCATTTCTGTAAAATGATGTGTGCCTCTGTACCTATCATGCAAGAGAGTAAAGAATTAAGAGATTTAACACACGAATACGTAATAAATTTTGTTGACACAGAGATGGAGATTGATGTAGAACTAGAAGAAGAAGTGGGCGTAGAAAGAACATATGATGGTAATATTATACACTTAAACTTTAATTCAAAGACAGGAGGTTCAGCATGACTAGACATGAGGAGTACATGAAACAAGCTATGCAGCAAAGTGATGTAGGTAGCCCAGAAGACTACCCACCTTCTGCTGATATGGTCAACAGTCCACCACACTACAACCAGACAGGTATTGAGTGTATCCATGCTATCTCTGCTGCGACTGACAAGGGATTTAAGTATTACTTGCAGGGTAACATTATGAAATACCTCTGGCGTTTTGATTACAAAGATAAACCTTTAGAGGATTTACAAAAGGCACAATGGTATTTAGAAAAATTAATTGAAGAGGTGATGGCAGATGGCAAGAGTTAAACTGTTCATTACCATAGATGTAGATGAAGAAGAGTATCCTGTACCTGCTGATGGGCAGGTTGGTGAAGAAATAGAAGATGGCATACGTGAATACTTTTATGATGTAGGCGGTGCTGACATAAGAACAATTAGAACAATTATGGAGTAATGAAATGATAAGCAACCAATTACCAACAGACTACCAGAACTTTATTGCTCTTTCCCGATATGCACGATGGAAAGAAGATGAACAGAGAAGGGAGACATGGAGTGAAACTGTCGCTAGATACTTTGATTATATGGCTAGGCATTTACGTGATAGTCACAACTATAAGTTATCTGATTCACTGAGAGGTGAGTTAGAAGAGGCTGTACTAAACCAGAGTGTCATGCCTAGCATGAGAGCATTAATGACAAGTGGCCCCGCACTTGATCGCTGTCATGTGGGTGGATATAACTGCTCATATGTACCTGTGGATAGCCCTCGTGCTTTTGATGAGACCATGTACATACTCATGTGTGGTACAGGGGTAGGCTTTAGCGTTGAACGCCACTGTATAGACAAGCTACCCACCGTAGCAGAAGATTTTCATCGTACCGACACCATCATTAAGGTTGGAGATAGCAGACCCGGCTGGTCAAAGTCATTGAAAGAGTTAATTGCTATGCTATATATAGGACAGATACCAGCATGGGATGTATCTGATGTGCGTCCTGCAGGTGCAAGGCTAAAGACATTTGGTGGTAGAGCATCAGGCCCACAGCCATTGGTTGAGTTGTTTGAGTTTGTTGTACAGAAGTTTAGGAATGCAGCAGGTCGTAGGCTCTACCCAATTGAGTGCCATGATATTATGTGTAAGATTGGTGAAGTGGTAGTCGTTGGCGGTGTACGTAGGTCGGCACTCATTAGCTTATCTAATCTTAACGATGACCAGATGGCTCATGCCAAGTCAGGTAAGTGGTGGGAGTATGAAGGGCAACGTGCGTTGGCTAACAACTCTGTGGCATACAAGGTAAAGCCTGAGATGGGTACGTTCATGCGTGAGTGGCTGTCATTGTACGACAGTAAGTCAGGTGAACGTGGTATCTTCAACAGGCAGTCAGCTATTAAGCAAGCAGCTAAGAATGGTAGACGTGAGACAGACCATGACTTCGGTTGCAACCCCTGCAGTGAGATAATCTTACGCCCATACCAGTTCTGTAATTTGTCAGAGGTAGTAGTGCGTGAGAGTGATACGCCTGATACACTCAAGGAAAAAGTACGACTAGCTACTATTCTTGGCACATTCCAAGCTACTCTAACTAACTTCAAGTATCTACGTAAGATATGGAAAGACAATACAGAGGAAGAAAGACTACTTGGTGTATCATTAACAGGTATCATGGACAACCATCTAAC